ACATTTTGGCATATAATACACATTATAACGCATACTATTTGAATATGATTGCAAATGAATCTTTCATGGATTCAGCTCTGTTGAGAAATTCGGTTGTATCACACGCCAAGAGATATGGTTATGTTCCTAGATCATATACTGCACCAGTGGCCAACATAACTTTTTCTGTAAATAGTGGTACCACAGACGCTGGGTCATTAACGATTCCAGCTGGTTATATTTTTAGGTCCAGTTTGTTGGATAATAAAATATATCAATATGTTACCTTATCGGATAACACAGTTGCTAAAACAGGTACAAACTTTGTATTCAGTAACTTAAAAATATATGAAGGTAGGTTATTGAGTTATTCATTTACACAAAACGACTCGACAAACCCAAGACAAATATTTACAATACCTGAATCAAATATAGATTTATCAACTCTAAAAGTATCAGTTAAAGAATCTTCTTCATCAACATTGTCAACAACTTATAATAGAGTAAGTGATTTTATAACTCCAATATCAACGTCAGAAGTATTTTTCGTGCAAGAAGGAATAAATGGACAATATGAAATATATTTTGGTGATGGTGTCATCGGTAAAAAAATTCCAAATGGCGGCATTATCAGTCTCAGTTTTTTAGTTACAAACGGCGATGTATCAAATAGAGCTACGGGATTTATAGGTTCTTCTTCTCTTTCTGGTTACTCAACATTTTCAGTTACAACAAACTCGGCAGCTTCAGGTGGTTCAGGTAGAGAAACAGTAGACCAGATAAAATTTAGTGCTCCATTACAATATATTTCACAAAATAGAGCAGTCACAAAAAATGACTATGTTAAATTGATACAACAAAAATATCCACAATTCCAAGCTGTTAATGTATGGGGTGGAGAAGAAAACATTCCTCCAGTTTATGGCAAAGTTTTCGTTTCAGCTAAACCATCATATGGTTTTGAGGTGAGTGAAACGGAAAAAATAAATTTTATTGAAAATGTTGTAAAACCAATAAGTGTTTTAACTGTGACGCCTGAATTCGTTGATGTTGATTATAACTTCATCAAAATAATTTCTACAGTTTACTATGACCCAACGAAAACAACTTTAAATACTACAAATTTGGAAAACAATTTGATTGGTGTTATAAACAACTTTTCAAATTTGACTCTAAATAAATTTAATTCTGTTTTTAGGTCATCAAAATTAAAAACACAAGTAGACAACTCAGACAACTCAATATTATCCAATGAGTTGGAAATTTTCTTATCAAAAAGATTTAGACCTGAACTTGAAACTACAAATACATACACATTGAATTTTGGAATAGAACTTCAACGTGGAACAATTGTTGATAATTTTTATTCCTCACCGTCTTTTAAAACTTACGATGAGAACTCCATATTGAGGGATTGTTTTATTGAGGAGATTCCTTCTTCATTTACTGGTGTTGAAAGTGTGCAAGTATTAACTCCAGGTTCCGGATACATATCAACACCAACAATCGAAATTGTTGGTGATGGAGATGGAGCTAAAGCAACAGCACTTATAGTTAATGGAAAATTAAATTCTATAAAGATCACAAATCCAGGAATAGGTTATACAACAGCCACAATTAGAATTATTGGTGGTGGTGGTACCGGCGCCACAGCTGATGCAGTTTTAGAAAATAGGTACGGTAAAATTCGAATTGTTTATTTTAAACCAGATGAAGTCACGAATAGGAGCACAAAAGTTATTTTAAATTCTGGTGTCAATTCTGGAATAACAGGAACAATTGATTATGTTTTAGGTATAGTAACGATAGATAATTTTAATCCTATTGATGTTAACAACGATTTCAAAGAGTTGTCAATAAACGTTAGACCAAAAAGCACTGTTATAAATTCAATTAAAAATAAAATGCTTGCTTTTGATGAACAAGATCCAACTAGTGTTGTTATAAATTTGAAAGCAGTAGTTTAATAAATGTCACACCTTAATTTTTATTCAGCAATAAAAAGGCAATTACCTGAATTTATTAGGGATGAAAATCCTAAATTTGTTTTATTCCTTCAAAAATACTATGAGTGGCTGGAACAAGAAGGTAATGCTATAGAAGGTTCTTTGGAATTATCAAAGTCCAAAGATTTGGATTTAGTTAATGATTTTTATTTGGAAGAAATTGTAAAAGAAATATTACCATTTTTTCCACAAGAAGCTTTACTCGACAAAAGGAAATTTTTAAAATTATCTTCGGAATTTTATAAATCAAAAGGCACACCAGATTCTGTAAAGTTTTTATTTAAGATATTATATAATGAAAATATAGAAATATATTATCCCAAAGAACAAATTTTAAAATCTTCAGATGGTAAGTGGGTTTTACCATTGGCTTTACGTGTTGAAACTCCAGATTTAAATATTTTTGATATTGAAAATACAAAAATAACCGGAGAAGAATCAAAAGCAACAGCAATTGTCGAAAAAGTTATAAAATCAATAGATAGGCAATTGGGTATTGAATATGTTGAATTGTATATTTCAAATGTAAATAAACTATTTACAACGGGTGAAAATGTTTCATCAACCATTGTTAGAACAAATGGAACTGAGAATTTTGTTACGGCCAAGTTAATTGGTTCACTCTCAGAAATAAAAATAGACCCGAAAAATAGAGGTTTATTTTATAATGGTTTTAATACAGAAACTAATTATTCCGGAGACCCATTAACTATCGTTGGTGGTTTGAACCCAACGTCAGGAAATCCAGTAGGTGCTGTTGCTCATGTGGGTAATGTTTTATCAGGTAGTGTTGATAATATATTTTTATTCGATGGTGGTTTTGGTTTTAGGTCTCCTTCGGAAAATCCAAATTCTTCACTATTAGACTTCAGGGGTGGTTTTGAAGGAGGAATTTTTGGTCAAGAAGCAAAAGCCTCTATTTTACTTTTGGATGATAACTATTCTAGAACTGTGCGTGTTAGTGATATTGCTATTGATTTTTATTCACCAACCACACAAACTATTGAAGATGTAGATCCAGACATTTCGAATGGAGGAACTTATGATCCTTCGGACCCAAATCCAGAAACGACTTCAAAAGAAATAAATGATCTAACAACAAAACAAGAATTGAGTGTCGCTTCAATAGCGTATATTAATGTTGATGCGTCTGGTGGAGGATACAGAAGAAAACCCGATTTAGATTTATACAGTTTATATTTGGAAGATTTGGGTGATTCGTTAATAATACCAACAACAGTTATTATTGCAGACACAAGTGTTGTTACGGATTATACACAAGATTTGAGGAATTCATTTGAAGCTGGCCAATCAGTTAGATTATTTGTAAAAAATAAAATGGAAGAAATACGAGTAATCAAAGCTGTATATGAAAATTATTTGGAATTCGATGAAGTTTTTACAAATAATGTTGATAATGTATCAGTTTATAGATTTGATAGAAGGAAGTTGAATGATGTTGGTGCATTAGGTAGAATGAGAGTAAACTACGGCGGTTCTGGTTATCAAGTTGGTGATACATTAACTTTTACCTCATCAGGTAGAGGATATGGCGCAGAAGCTGAAGTAACTGAAATACATTCTGGAAATACTGGAATAAAAACAGTTGAATTTATTGCGCCTGCTGATGATTCTTATGTTGTTGGTGGTGAAGGTTACTCCAGATATGATTTACCGACAGTTACTGTTAACTCTGTAGGTGGAACAGGAGCTGAAATAGAAGTTACTGAAATCTTAGGAGAAGGAACTAATTTAGATTTAGTTACGAGTAGGATTGGTGCAATTTCAACAATACGTGTCACTAGTTATGGTTATGATTATGTTGAAGCACCAAGAATTTCATTAAGAAATGCAGATATAATATTAACCAATGTTACAGAAGGTCAAGTTTTCAGTTCAAACACATTTGTTTATCAAGGAACTTCAAATACTTCTTTTACATGGGGAGCTTACGTTGATGTGTATAGACCATCATCAAAGTTTTTAAGGGTATTTGATTACACTGGTGAATTTGATTTAACCGGAACAATAAAATCGGATGATGGTTTAGTTGAAGGAACACCAACTAGTCACGATGTTTATGGTGATGGTAAAGCAAAAGCAACTGCAAAATTTGAAAATGGATTAATTCGTTATCCTGGAATTTATCTTGGCACCGACGGACAATTAAGTTCAGACCAAAAATTGCAAGATGATAAAAAATATCATAACTATTCTTATGTAATTAATACTGAAAATGATTATTATAAGTTTAAAAAGAGTTTGCAGGAAATGGTGCATCCAATAGGAACAAAAGCTTTTGTTGTGAAACTCGATCAACAACAGGCTGACGTTGTTGATTTATCGATGACATCAAACATATACTCCAAAATGATTGTTTCCGACACTTTTGAAATTAACGAATCTTCAAATAATTTGATAGGAACAGGATCCATAACGTTATCGGATTATGTTTCTCCGGGTGATTATGTTATATTAAGTGAAGTTTTTGAGGAAATAGATGGAACAATAGAGGTTTCTGCATCCTCAAATGTGATAACGGGCACTAGTACAAATTTCATTAATGATTTGTATGACGGTCAAAAAATCTATTTGTCCAGTGGTGACAGTGCAAACATCGTTTACGTTATTGATGAAACTTCTGCTTATACTGATAATGATTTTACTAGTTCATCTTCTGGTCTGACGTTATCAAAATATTATCAACAAACTGCAAATGTCAATTTTTCCAATACAGATATGATATTGGTTGATTCCACATTCACCACAACAAATAGTCAAATTGAAATAACCGTTCAAAAAGATAGATAAATAATAAAATGGAACAATTAATAACTCACAGTTTTTCAACTTTAGTTGGCCGGCAGTTCATTGAATTGATGAATTTGGCCGCCAATACGTATTTACCTTTGAATAAAAGGTCTTTCATGTATGTTGTTTTGGGTAGACAATTACCTTGGGACAATGAACAATCACCTCCAACACCGGAACAATCTGTCATGGACTTAGTTTCTTATCATGATTCTGGTATTGTGGCAAGAAGACTTTCGTTGGATAGTGTTTCCTTTGTTGTTCCTAGAGTTAATTGGGAATCTGGTACTGTATATGCGGAATTTGGCTGCATGACATGTCCTGCTGGAACACCATTTTATATTTTAAATTCTGTCGACCAAGTTTTCAAATGTTTAGATAATAATGGTGCAGTAGGATCTACGGACGAACCACAGTTAGTTTTGTCTGCAACGTCACTAGAAGAGCCTTATTTTCTTACCTCCGATGGGTATAAATGGAAATACCTTTATACACTTTCTTCAAACCAAAAACAAAAATTCTTGAATCGGGATTGGATGCCCGTCGATTATAATAGATTTGTACGTGCAACAGCTGTGAATAGAAGTATCGATATTGTTAAAATAGAAAATGGTGGTAATAATTATGTCGATGGTTCTGTTCAAGGCATAATTACTGTAGAAGGTGATGGACAAAATGCAGTATTAAAGGCTAACGTGATAGATGGTCATGTTACTGATATTATTATACAGAATCGTGGTGAAAATTACACTAGAGCCAATTTGATTTTTACTGATGTGACTGGAGGAATTGGCACTCAAGCATCAGCTACAATTGTTTTAGGTCCACAAAATGGACATGGTTATGACCCAGTTGAAGAGTTGTATGCAAACACAGTAATGTTTAATGTGGATTTTACGGAATCCGAAGAGGGTGTTTTTCCAGCTGAAAATGAATTTAGACAAGTTCACCTCCTTCACAACCCATATGTGTATGGAACTACAACATTAGCCAGCGGCGACATATATAAACTGTATACACAAATAAGAGTTTCTCCTGGTGTTGGTGATTTTAACAACGACGAGAGAGTTGTTCAAGACAATTTTTCTGCTGATGTAATATCTTTTGATGAAACAACAAACACACTATTTTTAAACAATTTGATAGGAACTTTTACATCAAATCAACCAATAAAAGGTTTAACGAGTGGTGCAATACGAGTTGGATTAAATCTAATTCCACCAACTTTAGAACCTTATAGCGGTAAAGTTTTGTATGTCACGAACAAAGCTGCTGTTGTAAGAGATCCAGATCAAACCGAAAGAGTACGATTCATATTAAGCTTCTGACTTAGGAAAAAAGAGTAAATGACTAAACTATTTAATTACGACCCATATTTTGATGATTTTGATGAAGACAAGAATTTTATGCGAGTCTTGTTTAGACCTGGATATGGAGTTCAGGCCAGAGAACTAACACAATTACAGACAATTCTATCGAATCAAATAGAAAAATTTGGTAATCACATTTTTAAAAGTGGTAGCCCCATCACGGGAGGCAAAATTTCTTTAGATGATAGAGCTTACTATTTGATTTTGGAACCACAATATAGTTCTGTTGATGTCATTGTCGAAAATTTCTTAGATAAAATTATTGTTGGCTATAATACATCAAAACTTGTTAGAGCAAAAGTTATCGCTGTTGATAATTCTGGCGTTAATTTAATATTAACTGTAAAATATTTAAGTGGTGATTTTTTTGAAGAGTCTGATGAATTAAAAGTATATGGCCAAGAACTTTATGCCCAAGTAAAACCAACAAATTCTGTTGGTCGTTCTTATGTTGCAAGTATTCAAGACGGTGTTTATTATTTTAAAGGTCAATTCGTTAAAGTAAACCCACAGTATTTGGTGTTAGAACAATTTTACAGAATTGGTTTAAATACTACAACTGTAAATGTACAACCTTCTTATAGAGTTGGTATTGAATTTGAAGAGATTGTTATTGATGAAATTGATGACGTTTCTTTACTAGACCCAGCTCAAGGTTCTTTTAACTATCAAGCACCAGGCGCAACAAGATTTAAAATTAACACCACATTAAGCAAAAGAACTTTAGATTCTGCGGACGAATCTTCTTTTATTGAAGTCATTCGATTGGTTGATGGTGTTAAAACTAAAGAAATTGATTACCCCATTTATAGTGAAATAGAAAAAACTTTAGCAAGAAGAACATATGAAGAGTCTGGAAACTATACTGTAGATCCATTTGTACTTTCATTAGAAGAAGGATATGTGCAAACTGCAAACAATGATTATGTTGATCCAAACACGTTCTCTGCTGTTTTAGATCCTGGTAAAGCTTACGTTGGTGGTTATGAGGTTAAAACTATCGCACCAACTAGGTTGGAATTAAATCGTGCAAGAGTAACTTCCAGTGTTTCGGACTATGACTTACCCACAAACTATTCAAGTTATCTTGTTGCAAATACAGTTGGTGGAACATTAGCAATATCCGAATTTCCTTTACTGGATGTGCATTGTGTCGAACCAGCTGATATTGATTCCAGTACACCAGCCGCTTATAGTTCATCAAAAATAGGAACATTAAGAGCCAATATGATGAAGTATTATAGTACTGCTGATGCTTTGGACGTTGGTAGTGACCATAAATTTACAATTAATGTTTTTGATGTAACTTCAACAACCATTAGTGGCGCTGTTGGATCAGGATGTTCAACAACACACATCGTTTTGCCAGCATCATTCGCACAGTTACCAGTAGATTCATATGTTGGATTATACTTCTCAATAACTGTAGGTGCGGGCTTAACTGTTTCACCAATACAAATATCAGATTCTTCCGGTTCTGCAAAAACTTTAGAATTGTCTGAGGCATTACCTTTCACGCCAACATCAGGTATGACTTTTACAATTCAATCGGATTTTAAGAGAGCCAAATCTATCACAAACAGTGACGTATCTTTTAGTGCAATTATTGACCCCGCAACTAGAACTGCAACAACAATACAGGGACTATCAACATACGATTCTTTCATTAAAGAACCAAATAGACAGGGGTTAATATTCGATGTTCCTTATGATTCCATAAAAGATGGAACAATATCTAATATGGATTTATATGTTAGAAAAGTTTACAGTGGTATTGTTTCAAATGGTGATGGTGATGCTACAATTTCCCCTACAACTGGAGATACTTTTCCATTTTTAACTGGAACTCCAGGCACTTTAAGTGATTTAACAATACTAAACAATATGATTTGTTTTATTAAGAGTGGGTCAGCATCATCCTCCGATGATGATATTTTTCCAGGCCAAATTTGTAGTTTAGCCAACAGTGCAATTACAGTTTCTGATAGTGGTAGTGGTTCCATCAATATCAATTTTGCTGATGTTGCTGGCGTTCAAGCCGATTTAATCATTCTAACAAAAATTAATAACGCAGAAGATGGTTCTACAGGAGCTGTTAGAAGAAAAACTCTTTATCCGAAATATGATATAAGTCACGAACTTGTTGCTCGTACTGTTGATAGCTCAACAGGTTTGTCTCAAGGTTCAGATTTGGAAAATGGTGATGAGGGAACAAGAACAGCTATAACTGGAGGTTGGGTGTTTCCGGATATTGGATGTGTCGTTTTCGACAATGAAAATGAAGGTGATGAGGGAACAGTTAGAAAATTAAAAACGCCTGGTGTTCCGGTCAGTTTAAAAGTTCCTGACGTTTATGAAATTGTAAAAATTATTGATTCAAGAACTGGTAGTGCAAACGTTACAACATCAATGTTAACGGATCCATTGTATGACGTTACTGATAGATATGAACTTGACACGGGACAAAGAAATACACACTATGACCACGCATCAATTAGATTGAAACGTGGTTATAGTTCTCCTATAGGTGGTTCAATATATGTTCAGTTTAAATATTTGAGACATACCGCAGCACCTTCTCCACAAAATTTAGGTTTATTTACCGTTGATTCGTATATTGACCCAACATCAAATTTAACATATGGAGAAATCACTAAATTTTTGGATAAGACAAACAGTAAATTGTTGAGTGGTAGGTCTTCTTTTGATTTCAGACCAACTAGAGCTATAAATTCTGACAATTTAGTAAATGCTGTTTGTCCTGACCCAGACACTCCATCTGAAGTTTCTTTCGAATATTATTTGAGTAGAATAGACAGATTGGTTGTAAAACCATCCAGAGAAATTGTTGTTATTGAAGGTAATGCTGGAGTTGAGCCTTTAGCTCCTCCAGTCAAAGATGGTGATATGTTAATCTATACTTTACACATACCACCTTACACCGAAAATGTCAAAGATATCAAAGCTGAATTCCATAATAATAGAAGATTTACGATGAAAGATATTGGTGCCTTTGAAAATAGAATCAAAGGATTGGAATATTATGTTGCTTTAAATGCTCTAGAAAAAAATGCCAATGATTCTAAGATTTTTGATGCTAATGGTTTCGAAAAGTCGAAATATGGTATTTTAGTTGATAGTTTTGTTGACACGACAGCTCAGGCATCTTATTATGATGTTGGTTTTGATAACAGAAATAAAATTGAAAATGGAACTTTAAAACCAGCATCTTTGATGAAAACCTGGTCATTAAATTGGAGAGAAAGTGATTCGACTGGTAATTATGCTGTGCATGGTACAGGCACTAAAAAACTATTTTCACTGACTCATACTTCCGAGATGTTTGCTCAACAACCGTATGCAACAAAAGCCACAACCGTTGCTGGTGCTCTGTTTGGTAATTTTAAAGGTGTGATGAATTTGTATCCTGAATTCACTAGTGATAAAGATACAGGTTTTTCAGCTAAAGTGGTGTTGAAGGAAAACCAAGGATTACAAGAAGCTTTCAATTGGGTCAATTCTGGTTTCAAATGGATTAGTGATAACAACCCAACATGGAACAATGATGCTGATAACCCATTTGCTAAAATGGTAGACCAAAAGTGGTTTGAAACAAAATCCGAGGTTCAAAATTCTACTGTATATCTCGGTAAAATGACTTATGGTAATAAACAAACAACAACAGACCGTGTTTATATAAACCAAGGTGCTGAACTGAATATGAATCAGATAGGAACTTCATCATCTGAATATGATGTTGGTAGTTTTATCACAGATTTCTCTATAAATCCCTATCTCAAACCTAGATCGATATACTTCAAGAGCACTGGTTTGAGGCCAAATAAAAGATTTTATTCTTTCTTTGATGATACTTCCGTTGATAGATTTACCGTAACGCCAACTAGAGTTACAGTAACAACATCTTCACATCAATTAAAACCCGGAGAATTCTGTATAATTGGATCAAACAATAGTGATGTTGAGACACAAAAATCTAATTATATGAGTGATAATGGAAATGCCTATAATTTAGGATATGTTGCATCAATAGAAAAGGGCACAAATAAAGTTTGGATTGTAAATGAAAATGACACATCTTTATCTGGTAAGTACATTTACGGTCTTGACTCAAATTACACAGCTATAATATCTTCAGTTGCCGATCATAGATGTGGTGTCACTCAAGCAATAACTACAACAACTATTACATTAGCTGCTGATGCTCCTTCAGTTGACATTAGTGGAAATACAATAACATTAGTTAGAACAACTTCAGATTTTGGTGGTTATGGTTCAACTTATACTATTAGTTCCTATAATACTTCAACTAAAGTTGCAACGTTATCATCAAATACACAAGTTGCTGAAAGAAGCCAGGAATTTGTTTATAGTATTGGTTATAACAGTACAAATGTATTTGGTGCAATTGGTGGTGTTTTCTACCCACCAAATGCAACTTTCAGAAGTGGTGAGAGAAAATTTAGAATCACTGAATCATTCAATAACACATATGATGCAGATGCTATTTCTTTCTCGGAAAAAACATTTGTTTCTTCTGGTGTTACTGTAAGTAAAACTTCTTTGATTGATACATCTTTTAATGTCGACCAAGCTGTAAAACTTGTTGGAAATGCAACAACTCCGCTTCTACAGTCAACTACGGTTTCATCACAAATTACAAATACTTGGATGTGCGATCCAACAGCACAAACATTCTTTGTTGATGAATCGAAGTATCCAAATGGAATTTCTTTAGATAGTGTGAGCATATTTTTCTCAGCAAAAGATGATGCATTGCCGGTTAGAGTGGAGATAAGACCTACAGTCAATGGTGCTCCATCAATGGATTATGTTATTCCAAATTCTTATGTTGAAATGATGCCAGATGATGTTGTTGTAACCAATTCACCTAGTGTGAATAATGACAACACGAAAACAACGTTCACCTTTGATTATCCTATTTTCTTAAAACCAGGACTTTATGCTTTAGTTGTCGCCACTGAAAGCCCAGATTATCAAATATGGTCGGCAGAAAAAGGTGCATCAACTCTAAACAATGAATATGTCTCTGTGAATCCATATGTTGGAACTTTATATAAATCTCAGAACGCAATGGAATATGTGCCATATTTAAATGAAGATATGATGTTTGAGATTAATAGATGTAAGTTCAACACAGGCACAGTTACACTTTCAATGCAATCTCCAAGACACAGTTCTGTGAAATATATTGATAAATTTAGAGTGTTATCTAATTCTTTAGAGGGACTTTCTGAAAGTCCAACATCAATTAGTTACTCTTTCATCTCCAAGCCTTATGCAGGAACAAAAGAGACTTCATATAGAGTTATAAGTCCCGACATAATTTATGATATGAGTTTTGACACAAATTATACGGTAGGTTCTAGAAGAAAAGAAATGACCAACGCTGGTGATTTTACTGTTGCAGTCACTATCACATCAAATGATGATTCAGTTTCACCTTTAATATCTTTAGAGGGTATGCAACTGAATACTTGGGAAAACTTTATTGATAATGGTGAAATAAATGAAGATGACTTTAATATAATTAATCCTGGCGCAGAGTATAGTGATGGTTTTGCTATCACAGTTACTTCAAGTTCTGGCACTGGAGCGGATGTTGAAACTACAGTTGATGTTGATGGTAAGGTGACTGCAATTGTAGTAAATTCAACCGGTGCTAATTATTTGGATGACTTCACAATATCATATCCAAATTCAGATGGTGCTACAGAACCAGTTAATGCTAATATTGTTTTGAATAGTGAATTTGACCCCAGCGGTGGACCTTGTGAAGCCAGATATATAACAAAACCTGTTCAATTGGCCGATGGGTTTGATGCTGGTGATTTGAGAGTTTTCTTTAGAGCTAACAAACCACCAGGAACAGAATTACATGTATTCTATAAATTACTGTCTGGTTCTGATTCAACAGATTTTAAAGATAGAAATTATCAAAAGTTTGTTTGTTTTAACCCATCAACCAAACCAAACATTGACCCAGATGAATATGTTGAATATGAATACAGACCATCCTTAACGGAAAATAGTGCAAAATATGTTTCTGATACTGGAGTAACATTTGATTCTTTCAAAACTTTCTCTGTAAAAATTGTTATGACTTCTTCAGACCCGGCTGTTGTTCCTTCAGTTAAAGATTTGAGAATTATTGCTTTACCTGCGGATTAAAAATGGATAGTGTAACAAAAAAATTAGTAAATGTGGAAGGTGGCCAATTTGTCAAAAACACAAATAATAAGGCTTTATTGGCCATCAATGAATCCATCTTATTACAAAACGAAAATAGAAAACGTATGAGTGAAAAAATCTCATCAAAAAATAACGACATAAATATACTCAAAGACCAAGTTGAAGAGATGAGTGGTGAATTGTCTGAAATTAAAGATATGTTGAAAAAATTGTTAAATAAAAAGGATTAAAGTTTAGAAATGCCTACGACTACAATACCAACAATTGCTAGAACTAATACAATCGATGAGTGGAGAATACAAACAAATCGATCTGCTTCAGATTTAAACGATCTGGGTTTTGGTACATATGAGAAAGATGAGGGAACACTAATAGTTTCTGAAACAGCATCTTTAACAATCACCGCTGAGGGAACTCCACTTCAAGTTGCGAATAATGTTCTTTTCCAGAAAGACTTAACTCTATCACAAAACTTATTATTAGGTGTTGAATCTTCAGCCACAGGTAATATTATTGCTGGTGGTACTGTTGAAGTTAATGGTCCAGGAAGATCATTTACTGTTGCAAATAATGCTCTCGTTTCAAATGACTTGGAAGTTGCAGGAGACATTTATGTGGAAAATGTTTACGCAAACACAAATGTTAATATTACAGGTAGTTCTGTTATTGATGGTTTGTTATATTTAAGTAACGTTGATGACGCTTTAATTATACCGACTGGTAATGCAAGAATAGATACCGTTATATCGTCCGAAGTTGACACTCAAGGTGCTAACGTAGATGCTTTCTATGCAACTTATGCTAAAATTGAGGTTTTAGATACGCTGCCTTATGCTGAAATTATCACATTACAAAATACACAGGCTAATGTGTATTACTTGAGGTCAAATACAACATTTGCAAACACTTCCATCATAAGAAACCTGACAGCAAATCAAACTGGTAATATCGTCACGTTAATATCAAATGATGCGACTATCAATACTGGAACAATAACAGCATTTGATTCGGACACATCAAATATAACCAACTCAACAATTGGTACTATTTACAACGAATTATTACAAGCTGACGAGATTAATGCAAATACAGCTAACGCTACATTAGCTTTGATTAGAACTTCAAATATTTCTACAATTAATGCAAATACAGGAAATGTCACTTTAGTTCTTTCAACAACCGCAAATATTAGCACGGTTAACGCAAATACAGCTAACGCTACATTAGCTTTGATTAGAACTTCAAATGTTAATTTAATTAATGCGAACACCGCCAATATTTCAAATGTCAGCATAACAAGGTTGGATGTTGAACAAATGAATGTAACAAATAATCTAACAGTTCAAACAGGAAACGTTAGAATTGAAGGTTACACATCATCATCAGATGCACTAGTTGTGACGCAAGGCACAACTAGATTATTGACCACAGTTATCGAAGCTCCTTTAACCGTCACAGGTAAATTTACACAAACTGGTGAAGTTGCTTTACAAGTAGATACATTAACACTAAATGATGGTGCAACATTAAACAAAAATGCCAATATTGTAAATGAAAGACCTGATGGCACTGACGCAAAAATATCTTGGAATGAAGTTGATGATTGGTGGGAGGTTTCTACAGGTGATACTTGGAATTCCATGTATAAGATTTTGGACCGAGCAGACATTAATGACACAACAACCGGAACAAGTACAACAGAAGTTGCTTCTGCAAGAGTTTTGAAGGTTGCATTTGATAGAGCTGTTGGAGAAGGTGTTTATTCTAATGGAGTTAGTGCCATACAAAATACAAATATAACGAGTGTTATATCTTATGCCAATTCAGCATTTAGGACACAAAACACTTCTGGTGTTTATGCCAATACGGCTTATATGACTGCGAATTCAGCTCAAGTTTATGCCAATGCTGCATATGCTACCGCCAATACTGCTTTAGTTGCTGGTGGACAAATAGCTGGTGGTTATGCCAATGCTGCATATGCTACCGCCAATACTGCTTTAGTTGCTGGTGGACAAATAGCTGGGGGTTATGCCAATGCTGCATATGTTACCGCCAATACTGCATTACTAAACGTGAATACTGGAGCAAGTCTTTATGCTAATTCAGCATATTTTATGGCTAACGTTGCGGTTGCTGATGCCGCTACTGCTCAGGGTGCCGCAGATAAAGCACAAGTGGATGCACTCTCTGCTGGTGTTTATGCTAATTCAGCCTACTTACATGCAAACTCAGCTTACATAAGTCAAAACACTACTGGTGTTTATGCTAATGCAGCATATACGTTATCAAACACCGCTATAGTAAAAGGAACAACTGGTTCACCATTGGTTGGTACAAGTACACAAACTCTCTATGGTTCACTTACACTCGCTGGCGACGGTGCAAAACTTTCTACTCCTAATGTTTCATTTGATAATACAGGAACTGTTTTCTTTACAGGAAAACAAATAAACTTCAACACAAATCAAAACCAAAATCAAGGTAGCACTGACGACATTACGATTAATTTTGATAGAGGAAATAAATCAAATACTTACTTCTCATGGCTCGAAACGCAAACAGGTAGGAATGCTGATGTTCCACTTTGGAGAATTTTTACAAACGATAAAACTTTCTCCGGAAATAATTACTTAACAATCACAAACGCTTTTGAATTTTCACACCATACGAAAAATATTTTACACGGTTCTGCAAATAATTTGGTGATACAGTCTAATGCAAACACAACGGCTTTCTTTGCTGCGCCAGAATCGACCACATCAGGTAAAATATTATATTGGAATGGTAATAAGGGGTATGAGTGGGGTGACCCGCAGGGAGTTGACCTGTCTTCTACCAGTACATTAAATGTTGACGCTAGTAGAATAACATCTGGTTTATTACCACGAGCTAGGCTTGGAACATCAGCTGCACCTGGAACATATGACATAAACATCACAGGTACTGCTGCTATTGCTACTAGTGCTACTACTGCCGGTAGTGCTGGTAGTGCCACTACTGCCACTAATGCTACTAATGTTGTTAGTGGTGGAACAGTAGTTACTGGCGACTCCGGCGCCGCCAAGACCGTATTTGGAATAAAAAACAATGGTCATACCAGCCTTAGCGGCCGACTTGTTATTGGATGGAGCAAAGCTACATCTAGTAAATATGATGATGATGATAACGCAGCAATAAAATGTTCTGGTGATATAGCAACGTCGAGAGATGTTTGGGCAACGAATTTCAATGGTGTTGCTTCATCAGCAAAATATGCTGACTTGGCGGAAAATTATCTAGCTGATGCAAAATATGTCGAGGGAACAATTATGATGATTGGTGGTAAAAAAGAAATTACTGCGGCAACAAAAGACAAAATAATGTCAGTTGTTGGTATTGTGTCAACAAAACCCGCATATATAATGAATAGTGAGTTGAAAAATGGAACGATGGTTGGACTTAAAGGACGAGTTCCTGTCAGAGTTATAGGAAAAGTTAAAAAAGGTGATATGATTATTGTCTCTGAAACTCCAGGAGTTGGTATTGTTAGTGATATAAAAATAATAACACCACTTAGAATGATTGCATTGAAGTCAAAGAAAACTGAAGAAGAGGGATTAGTAGAAGTTGTTATACTTTAATTTTTATAGATGATATTATAGATTATGATATGATTGAACAACCAATTTCTTTTTATAATATAATTAATTCTAAGGTTGTAGACCACAGTGAAATTGTTTTGATTTTATTTGACCATTGTAATTTGTCTTGTGCTTTTTGCCCACAAGAACACGATGACATGACCGGATCAACTGAAGAAGAAATAATGAAAAAGGTTCCTCTTGTTGTTGACTTTATTAATAATAATCGAAGGTCTAAAGAGTTTTACATTCATACCATGGGTGGAGAATTATTTCAAGATTATTGGATAGAAAAGGGTTATCTAGACATTTATCAAAAATTTATTGATGAAGTTATAGAAAAGGTCGATAAGGATAAGAAAGTAATTTTTAATTTTGTTACTAATTTGATTTTCACACAGACGGAAAAAATATTTAACTTTTTGGAGAAAAACAATTTAAATATTTCCAGTTCTTATGACATGGCTGGTAGGTTTAACAGCGAAACTCTGAACGTATTTAAAAACAACTTTCAAATATTTAAAGATAAAATTAAAACAGTCAATGTTGTTTTGACTAAACAAAATATACAATCGTTGATGAGAGGTGATGATTTTTTTGATCATATCTATCAAAATTGTGTTATTGATTTTGATTCTTTTTTGCCTGCTGGAAAAACTGAAACTAATAAGTTTCAGATGCCATCTGAAAAAAACACCTTTGAGTTTTATAAATTGTTAGTTGACAAGTATCCTAACGTTTTGAATGTTGCATCTTTTGTTGGTAAAGAGAAACAAAACAAAATGACTTGCACAAGAGGCAACAATTTTACTGTATTGAAAAATAATTTTATACCGGAAGGGTGTTCTGGTTCTGTATTTTTGGCTGATAGAAAATCTGACGAAGTGGGTTCACCAAAAATTATCCAGAATTTTATCGAAAAATACAATTGTTTTTCTTGTGAATATTATCAAAAGTGTTCTTTTACTTGCTTCATAAAACATGATTTTAAATTTATAGAAGAGGATATGAACACTTGTTTATATAAGGAAGTTTTTAAATATGTCGATGATAAAAAGTCTTTGGCCAACTAGGATACTGATAGATAATATTTCTAATACAAATACGATTCAAAATTGTTTTAATTTTTTGGTGTCTTCATTCAAAGAGCATAATTTCCCAACAAATTACACCAACATAAATTTGAGTAACGAAAAGGAACTTGAAGAAGTTGTAGACTATATCAACGAAAAGGTTAAAGAATATTTAAGTGAGGTTTGGGAATATAAAGATGAATTCAGTATAAAAATTCATGCTAGTGATCATAAAAATATCATATACCATAATCACGCTTGTAGTATTTTGAGTGGTGTATTTTATGTTTCAGCCACTGATGGTGATTTACTCATGTATGACCCACGAAACAATGCAAACAGAGGTTATAATAGTGATGTAATATCTCAAAAAGAATTCTCTGTCGAAGTATTGGAGGTTAAAGTGGGTGATATAGTTATATTTCCTAGTTATTTGTGGCATGAAACCATGCAATCATATTCTGATTTTCCTAGGATAATAATGCCATTTGATGTTTTCATTGTAGAAAAATAATATTAAATATGAATTATGATGAGTTTGACACATTCGTTAATACGGATTTGGTTTATGATAAACAGTTAATTAGTATCATAGATAACCAAGGTAGGCAAATTTACTTGTCTAACGTTGGTCAGTTACATTCCTATTATGGAAAAACTATAAAGTTGGAACATATGGAATATTATGGTGAAGAAATAAATTCGATATGTTTGGACATAAAGAAAAGATTTAAACATAAAGGTTTTGTGACTTGCCACGTTTTCCGTTCATATGAAAATTCACATAGTTTTCCCGAACATGTAGATAATGAAGATGTTTTACTATATGTCATAGAAGGCCAAAAACAAATAGAAACACTTGGAAAAATTTATACCATAGAACAAAACCAAGAATTTTTCATACCAAAAGGACAGGCGCACAGAGCCATCAATAATACTGAATCGTTAATGTTTAGTTTTGGTTTGGAAAAATTTTACTCTACTGTAAGTTGACTTTTAAATCTAAGTTCATAACAATGGACAATCTCTCTTCATCACCCAAATAAGGTGACACTTCATGCCAGATGTAACCTGGTGCAACAATCAACCTATTCTTTTTAGTTTCTATGCCGTGTTCTTCTGGAGGGTGAAATCCCAGATTCGAATGAAATGCTGGGTCTTTTAAAATCAGCTCGCCGCCGTGTTTATCATTATCAATATCATTTAAATAAAAAATGGCAAAAGCTGAAGCGCCTGTATGGTTATGAGTTTTTTTGTAAGTACCTTTTTGCATAAAAGGAAGTTTGCCAATATTGCTCTGCACAGATGAAAGAATATCATTTTTATCTAATTCATTATTATTATAAGATTCTGCCAATTCTACGAATCCTTCAGTCATAATTTCCAACATTTTGTTCAAAACAGGAAATTCTTTTTTGTTTTCTTCCGTAAAAAGAGGAAATTCAGTATCACCTAATTCATCTCTAGTTAGTCCAGAATCCAATAAGCGTTTTTGAAAAATTGTTTCAACACTTTTTTTTAATTCTATATTAAATTCTTCGGACAAATCGTAATCTTTAACGACAATATTAACTGGAAAAATATTTTTAATCATTTTTATTCCTTTATTACCTTAAACGGAAAGGCTTTAACGAATCCACTTTACTTTGATTTTTGATGTCAAAAAATTCTTGTATCAAATATACATTAATGGTATTTTGATCTTCTGCGGTCCACATAGACATTTCGTTATCCGTTTCAGATTCTTTATTAATAATAGACTGAAGTTCATCATCAGAAATTTTATTGTCCAATAGGTAATATGAGTAATTAAATCTCAGTAAATCAACAAGGTCAGATTCTTCGGTTAGACCATAAAAACAGTCATTAATTTTTTCTAAAGTGGCTTTAATTTCGTCCAAATCTTCTTTTGTGTAATTGGAAAAATTTATTCTTTCAAATTCTTCACTAAATCTCCAAACACTCGTCTTTAAGAATTTTTCAACTAATGGGTCGGTAAAAATTTCTTCGGCGTTATCTAAATTATATTCTTTCAATCCCATTTTTCTTTGGAATGGTTTTCTCAAAAATGCGGTAAGAAAGTGCATGACATGTTCTTCTAATATCTCTTCACTATGCCTATAAATCATCAACATCACAATTTTTTTCAATTGTTCTTTTTTTGAACCATCATAGATGTAAGAAGAAATATAGTATTCTATACTCAAATTTTCTTTTATTTTATCGTAAAATTCTTCTAATTCTTTCTGTTTTGAATCGAAGGAAATTAAGTCGTATTCTTTTTCAAACTCCGACATTCTTTCCAACATATTTGCGTAAAAATATCCCAAATATTTTTGTTCTGTAAAGGTGCTTTTCTTGGTATAAGTGTTTAATTGTTTTATGAAAGTTGTTCTATAATAACAACTTTTCAATATTCTTGATAAGGACTTGAAATCTAAATTTGGAAAAATTATTTTGTAGTAATTCATGATCAACGACATATAGGAATCTAAGTCAGCATGAATTGTTAATGGTTTTCCCGTCTGTTCGGAATGTTCATATACTTTTGTAAAAAAATCGATATAATCCGAAGCAAATTTTTCCTTTGGTAAACCTATTTGTGTTATCTTTTCTTCAAAGTAAACACTCTCATCTTCAGTTTTTTCAGTATTTTCACCGATAAGATATTCAATACTTGGTCCATAAGCAACAAGTTTTTTTGGATAAGAATAATCATAATCAAGCAATGCGTTACTTAATCCATAACCTTGATTTGTTGAAACGACAATTCTGTCTTCTTCCAAACTAATATCCCAGTCCAAATTTAGGTATACTTTTTTAAACAGATGAATAATCATCTTGTAATCTCCTATATAATATTGTTATTGTCTATTTATACGTTGTCGTTCATACAAATCATACAAATCATGCAAGATGTTAATATTTACTTGAAAACCACTGAGACTTGCAATTTGAATTGTAAGCATTGTTTTACCAACGGAAAAAATGGTAAAAAAATATTTTGGAATACTGATAAAATAATTGATTGGATTCATAGATTCCGAGATGTTAAACCAGATTTGAATCATATACATTTTGAGTTTCATGGAGGAGAACCTTTTTTAGCACCTGTTGAGGAGATGCAAAAAATTTATGACTCCTGTAATAGTTTGTGGAATAGTGTTTCATGGGGCGTAACAACAAATTTAGTTTTTAAACTTACCGATGAGATAATAGATTTTATGAAAGGGCCACTTTCTGGTTCAATAGCAACAAGCTGGGATCCCAAAATAAGATTTGAGAATCAGAAACAAATTAGTCTTTGGGAAAATAATGTAAGAAGATTGATATCTGAGGGTATCAAATTAAAACTTTTTGTGAGTGTTACAAAAGATACGTTGGAAATTGAACCCATAAAATTATTATTGTTTGTAAAAGAAATGGGTTTTGATGAAATTAGTTTAGAAAGATTAACTAAAAATGGTAATGCAAATCTGTTTCCAGAAATTTTTCCTACCAATGAAGAACAGGATAAATGGTTTTTGGAAATGCACAAACAGAGTGAAAAATATAATGCGAGAACTTGGTTTAAAAATGAGTTTTTAGAAAATGTTTATATGAAGTTTGAATCTGGATTTACAAAAGCTGGAACTTTTTGTAGGGACTGTGAAGAAAAACTTTTTACGATAAATGCTGACGGAACAATTTCTGGTTGTCCAAATTCTGCTCCAGAAGAATATTTTGGTAATATTGATGATGATGTGAAAGCATTAATTAATAATCCCACAAGAATAAATAATATTACTTGTGAAAAAATGGGAGACAGTAGATGTTATAATTGTGAGGTATTCTCTTATTGTGGTGGTGATTGCCATCAGTTGGAGTGGCAAAATGATGTTTGTGCTGCACCTAAGAGTTTAATGTCTCATTTGAGTGGTATAAATAGTAAAAGAAAGATTATAATTATAAGGGAGTCTTAGAAAAATGGCAACTAATTTTACGCAAGATGATGAAATTGAGAGTGACGACATTATGGATATTTTTGTAGCATATCTTCGAGCTACTATACCAACAATTATATACCATCAATCTAATAAACATTTTCCGGAAATTGACAACGCCCTTTATACTGAAGGAACAGCTTCAGTGGGACAATTAAATACAGATTTAGATGGTCTTGCCACTGAACAGATCAAAGCTTCCACTATCGTAGATGCTTTGACGGAACAGGCTTATTATTATACAAATATACAAACAGTAAGTGTTAAAAGAACTATAACAGCAACAAATAATTATTCGGGTGATAATTATCCCCCTTATTACCACACCGGTGTCCCTAGGTTTACCGCAAAGGAATCATCAGAAACCAAATCTGGGGTTACACATCTAAATACTACTTCTAGACTCACTCCAGCAGCAACTGGTTTACCAGCTACTCTTGTGCCAGATAAACCAGTTAAAGGTGCAACAATTTCAGCATCAAAATTAAATAAGTATAAAGAACAACTAGTAGCCGTTTTGAACACTTCTATCAACACATTACAAATTACTGGTTATAGTGTTTGTCACAGTTCTTGTCATCAGAGTTGTCATAAAAGTAGAGGTAGGAGATAAATTTTATGAATGTTATTGAAGTAACTGCTCCTTTGTCGATGGATGATTTAAAAAAACATTTTACAGATAAAGACGTTTTTTTTAATATTAACTATGATAAAAGTGAGCTCAAAGGAAAAAAACTTTTAACATATTTAAGTAATTTGGAAATACCTAGTGATGTATTTTTCACCGATCAAAAAGAGTATGAAGAATTTTTAAAAGAGTATTTGAATTCAACACTTTTAGTTAGTTTACCTTCAATTGAAAATGATGTGTTTGGAATTTTATCATATTTCATCAATAATACAAAAACTAAAAAAACTAAAGTTGACCAACCAAATTATTATTTCGATAGAAATAAAAATATTGATAAATTTATAGAAAGTAATAAACAAATTTTAGAAAAATGGGTTTCATTAATTCAAAGTTTGAGTTTGTATAACGTCTATACAGTTAAAAATGGGAAAGTTTTTAAAGATTATATTGAAAAATTTCCTGTAGTGGACGATGAAGATTATTCTGGAATAAATTTCATATCGATCTTAAAAGATGGACAATTCATCTCTCTATTGTTGAATTCAAATCAAGAAAATTTTAAATTTTACGAAAATTTTTACAAGAAAAACATTTATAAAGGTAAAAATTTATTTGACTTTTGGGCTAATGAAAAGAATATGTTGTTCGTTATAACTTTCAATTTGGCTGAAAACCTTTTGTCTAAACAACAAATAGAAGAATATTTTGGTTATGATACAACAAAAGAATGAGTTTTTAACAAATTATATTATTAATGGTGTTTCTGTAATGAAAGATGAATTGATTTTAAAAAAATTTGATGAAATTCAATATGAACCGATTATTAATGTAAGTGATTCACCTTTTAAGATTACTTATACAAACTCCCAAAAAGATTTTTTAAACTTTTTTGCCAATTATGTTTATACTGAATATGTGTCTCCATTCAGGCCAGCAAACATTGTCTCTGCCAATTTATGGGATGGTGTTGACAAAAAATCATTAGAATGGCACGTTGATAATGGATACGGACAAGATTGTTCATTTTTATATTATTTGGATGATTGTCTGCATGATGGATATCTTGAATTTAAAAATGAAAAAGAAGAATTCACTATTCATCCTACATCCGGAACATTGGTTTGGTTAAACCAATCGGACAAATATAAACATAGAGCATCTAGAAGTAGAACAAGACGTAGGATTATAAATGTCGAATTTAAATATCAAACAACAAATTGAACAATATGGTTTTTATGAATTGTCGGAACCAGATTTATTGGACATTTTATCACTAGACAATTATAAACTTCTGAATACCGAAGAAAGAAGTAGGGATAACGATGAAATTGATTTACCAGAAAAGTTAAATTATAGTTTAAAGGTGGCTTCTCAATATATAAAAACGAAATATGTTGACCCACATTGGGGTGATGATTCCAAATTTGTGAAATATACTGTATGGGATGGAGTTGATAGGGACAATCAAGGATGGCATACGGATATGTTTGAGCAATATGACATATTCTTTTTATTTTATTATGACAATACGGCCAAGGAAACTGGAGGTGCCATCCAATTCAAATGGAAAGAAAACGGTATTTTTGAAGAAAAATCCTTTCAACCACTCTCTGGTTCTTTATTCTGTGTATCTAATGCTAGAGGATTTTGGCACCGAGCTGAAAGCACAAAAATTCAAAGGCGAGTTGTAAGTTTTGATTATACCATATGAAAGTTGCTTTTATAAATCCTCCTCATGCCGACTGGTGTTTAGCTAATAATGCCGCATATTTGATGTTTCAATCTCATTATAAGAGATTTGGAAAAAACAACGATAAGGTAGAGTGGATACCAGCACCCTACAAATACGACAAATATACTTCTGTTCAAGAAATATATGATGAAGTGGGTCGAGCAGACATATACTTATTTTCAAGTTACATTTGGAATTACGACATATGTGATGACCTAGCAAAATTAATAAAATCTAAAGATAAAGAATGTTTATGTGTTTTGGGTGGACCACACATAGGAACTAACGACCAAACGTTTTTATTAAAAAGATGGTATTATGATTTTATTTCTCAAGCAACAAAACCTGGAGAAGTTTTTTTACAAGAATTGATTGATTCTTATATTGAAACTGGAGGAAAACCAAATTTCTCAGATATATCTTGGGAATTAAGAAGTAGTAAAACTTGTTCACAATTTATGCCCGATTATAGTGTTTATGAAGAACATTATGATTTTCTAAAAGAAACTAGAGAATACGCAAGAGAAAATAGTCTTGAACCTTTTTGCATAATTGAAACCACAAGAGGATGCCCGTATGGATGTGTTTACTGTGAATGGGGTGGAGGTATAGAATCAAAAATTTATAAAAAACCTTTAGATATTGTTAAGAGAGATATTCTTGCTCTAAAGAAAGCTGGTTTTAGGGATGTCTATTTAACTGACGCAAACTTCGGTGTTTTCTTCGATAGAGATGTTGAGATATTTAAATTTGGGTGGGATAACAGAGTTAATTTAACCGACATCAGTACAATGAAAAGTAAAGACTTGAATAGGAGAATTAAGTTAATTGATGCGTGGTTTGACGTTGTTGGTTCTGGCCCGGAAACGCATAGTCCAGTTAATACCAAAAGAGAGGTTGCAAAGGCTGATGAAGGACCTTCTTATATTAGTGTGGTACCTACTGTTAGTATACAGAGCATCAGTAATGAAGCTATGAAAGTTGCCAATAGAATCGATTTGAGTTTTGAAGATAAGATAAAATTGAGTGAACACATTTATAAAAAATGTCACAAACAAGGCTTTCCCGTACCAGCTATCGAACTTATAATGGCTATGCCTGGTTCTACTTTACAAGACTTTTATGATGAAATGACTATACTTTGGAATTTTAAAGCATGGACAAGTTTTAGACACGACTATATGTTTTTACCTGATTCAGAATTATCAAAAACAGAATATTTAAAAAAATATAATATAGAACTTGTTGATGTCTATACGGATATTATCGATGAAGATGGTGTGGATAACTTACAAAGTCTTTATGTTAAGAAAAGACATTATTTTAAAACGATTGCAAGTTGTTATTCATTTAGTAGAGAAGATGTTGTTGAAATGTGGATGATGAATCTTTGTGGAAACTGGCTACTGCAAAATCTTTATCCGATGTTTATAGATAAGCATTCGGTACCTTATTTCGGCAAAACTTGTTTTAATGTGATGAGTGAATTTCCTGAGTTTAGAGAGTTATGTGAAGAAGCTGCAGATATTTTGAATCCTGAGACCGAGCCAAAAAATTTAAAGATATTAAAAGGTAAACTCAGAAATGATGCTGTGGAGGAATTTTTACAAAGAAACAAAAAAATAATTTTAAACGAATTATTTTCCGAGTTGAAGGAACCAATGTATGAATACGGTTGAAGAAATTTTTGAGAAAAAAAAACAACTCCACAGAGAACGTGATTTGTGTGCGGAAATATACAATTTGTGGATTACAAAACTACACGATTACCAAGATGAACCAGAAAAATATGAAATTTATATGAAACAAATAGAAAACTTGGAACCTTATACCAATACCATTAAAGCTCAGATAAGAGAATGTAATCGTCAATTGTGTGGGTTATTAGGTGTCGATAATATTGAAGAAACTGAATATAGTTTAGACTGTGAATACAAATATGGTTATGTCAGTCCAAACGGTTGATTTTTTCACCAAAGGTTTTGCACATTTTAATGATCAGACCTGTTTTCAATTTTTAGAACCTTTATTACCAAAATTGCAATGGGAAAAACAAAATAATGGCGCTAAATATTATAGAAGTTGCAATAATAATAGTGATATAACAGAACAGTTGTCGAAAACGCACATATTTTTATCTGAAAAATATGTTAGTCAGTTTTGGCCAAAATATAAAATAGGTTATAATGCTATTTGGAATGGTATAGATATTGGTGCTGATAACTTCCATAATGATTTGGATCAAGGTTGTAACTTACTTTTTCTTTTATATTTTAATGATACGAATAAAGATATTGGTGGAGGTATAAGTTTTAGAGATTCTTTTTCTAAAGAAATTACTGGATTTATTCATCCAAAAAAATATGATATAGTAATGGTGAGTCAACAAAAACAATGGGAACATTCAGCAGAATCTATGAAAAAAGACTTTACCAGAATTGTGGCCAATTTTGGATTTTATTGCGAAAGATTATAATGGACTTAATCATCAAACCCACCGAACTTTGTAATTTTAAATGCACATTTTGTTCAAGCACCAAAATATCTGAAAAAGAAAACACTTTGTTACCTCTAAGGTTCATATTTGAATTTTTGGAAAGATTTCCCGAAACAAGAACAATAATTGTAAATGGTGGTGACCCATTAATGGTTAATCCAGACTATTATTGGAAAATAATTAAACATTTAGATGACATTGAATCATCAGCATCAATATCATTTACTTCAAACCTTTGGCCATTCTATAAAAATCCAGAAAAATGGAAAGATTTATTCAATCATCCACGAATGGGTATTTGTACATCATTTCAATATGGTGGAGGAAGATTAAAAGGTGATTTATCTGAATTTACTGAAGAAGATTTTTGGAAAGTGTCTGATGCGATGCTTGAACATTGTGGATATAGACCAGATTTTATTTCAGTTATCACTGATGAGAATGAACATTTAGCTATAAAGAATGTTGAATTAGCTAAAAAAATGAACGTAGAGTGTAAATTGAATTATGCGGTAAGTAGCGGACCTCCTAAAAAATTTAAAAATATTATTATGGGTCAAGAGGGCAGACCTTATCTTTTAGCTAAAATTTATAAAACATATGTTGATATATGGGAAAGAGGACTCACTGAATGGGAATTCAACACGAAACAAATGTCCAAAAGATTGAAAAATTTGGAAACTACTTGCCCACAGTTTAGGAATTGTGATGGTGGTATAAGAACTTTGCAACCTGATGGTGACTATTATAGTTGTGGTTCTTTTGGTGATGATAAAATTTTTAATATAGATTTCAAACAAGAGATGTCTGGTAAAAAAATATTTCCTCTTAGAAATGTTGAAGAATTACAATCATTAAAAATGTCTTGTTATTCTTGTCCTATGTTTGAGATTTGTAATGGTTGTAGAAAAACAATAAAAGATATGAAAGATTATAATCTAGTTGAACAACATTGTAACATGATGAAAAATTTGGCACCAAAAATCATCGAAGCCAATGGCTTGACCGGTATTTTAGAACCAACAGAATATATAAAAGAGTATAATTATTAGGGCATAAAGTATGATTCACTTATTTGACAAAATATATCTAGACACGGATGAATTGATAGATGAGCAACAAAAAAAAATTTTTATTTCTCCAGTTGGTGTTAAGTACATATTCAAAGAATTAGAAAATAAAAATACTACTATAGATTGTTTTTTAAGTATAGAAGAATTACTTGAAAAATATAAATCATTAAGTGGTTTTTTCAATCATTTAAAAAATTATAATGAAAAAATTATAATTTATGCTGATGAAACAAATTATCTATTCCTGTTGACATGTTGGTTAAAATCGATATTTAAAAATCCTAAAGAAGAAAATATATTTCTTTTAATGAAATCTCTTTTGTTTAGAGATACTATTTTTAATAATTCAAGATTTAATTATGGAGAAAAAAAAGATAATAAGAATTATTATACACTAGACGAAAAAATATTTAAAACAATTTATAAAAATTCTTACAAAGAAAATCTTAACAATTTGAAATCTTGTGTTAGTATAGAATATTTGATGACCACCTTTTTATATGATGGATCTTTTAAAGAAGAGTTAAAACAATCTATGAAAAATTTAATTAGGAGAGATTTGATTAAATATCTATTCGAATTAAAAGAAATTTTTCTAGTTCATTTATTGACAAAAGGCTTTACAAAAAAATTAAACTTGACGAGAGAATATGATTTTTCAAATTTTTATGAAATATTAAACGATGAATCGAAATTTACTAAACTGTTTACAACATCAGAAATATGGAAAAAACCTTTTAGAACTATAGGTAATGGTGTTGATAGTATTCAACTGGAAAATATTACAGAAAAAGATATTCAAGCCTTTAAAGAATTTACTGTCATATCTGGTAGTTCTTGGGTTGAAGAAGCCAATTATATTTTTATGAAGTCTGATACAAATAAACTTGATTTTTTACCTTGTTTTTTTGATTTCACAGATGATTTGCTCTATAAAATAATTGAAGCCGAATCAACTTTTGATCACTCATCTGGATCTTTCTTCTCGATAGACCTATCAACCGTAAATCATTATTTCATACAAACAACTTTAGAAAATCAAAAAAATAAAAAATTTTTAGAAAGTTATATCATTTAATGTTCGTTTCTTTAAATCCTTGGTACTATTGTAATTTTAGATGTGATTTTTGTTATCTAACCGAACAACAATTATCTGACCAGAAAAAAATATCTTTCGAAAAATTAGACAAACTTTTATCAAATATACCAAACATTGAACACATCGACTTATATGGTGGTGAAATTGGTGCTTTAAAAAAAGATTATTTCTATGGTTTAAGAGATACTATTAGGAAACACTATAAACAAAAGATAAACATTATAACAAATTTTAGTATGTTACATGATGGATTTTTTGAAGATGATTTCTATCTTTCGGTAAGTTATGACTTTGCAGCTAGAGAAAAACATGAAAAAGTTTTTATGAATATGATGCAGTCTCCTGTGCCTATAGCTGTATTAATTTTAGCTTCACCGGAGGTTATGAATATGTCTGTCAGTTATATGGTAAATATGTTGAATTCTTGTAGATCCATAGAGTCTGTTGAAATAAAACCTTATTCTATAAATCAAGCCAATAACTTCAAAACGACACACAAAGACTTTGAAGAATTCGTTATTAAATGGTTGGAATGTGATGTTGAGAAAAAATTTGATTTTATAAATGAACAAAAAATTATAGAAAGTTTGAATGGTGAATATAATGCTTTCTCGGATGATCATATTTACATAACACCTAATGGTAAGTATGGTGTTTTAGAGTTTGATTTGAATGACCGAGAATACTTCCTGGAACTCGAAAATTGGCAAGAATATATAGATTGGACAAATAAAGAAAAAACGAGTATTAGTCAAATTTGTAGAAGCTGTAGACACTTTGGACATTGTTTGACAGAACATTATAGATACGTTAAAGATTTAGACAATAGTTGTAACGGATATAAAGGATTATTAGATTATTATGCAAGTTTATAATGTAGATATTAACAATCCTTTAATAGAAAAATTAAAAACTATTGATGGTAATAATGTTCACAACCCATTAGAAAATGATATGGATACTTTTACACAACTAATAGAGGAAACTGTAGGACACAAAGTAAACATAACTAATAACTGGTTTAATAGAACCACTTTTACAGGAGTTGGTAATGGATTTGATTGGCACAATGAAAAAGGTATAGGCGGCAACCATAATGTAATGCCAGGCACTCATGCTGGAATATTATGGATTGACGGAAGTGTTAACCAAGGTGGTGAACTACAGATACTTGTCGAAGATGGTGTTAAGACAGTTGATTTTGAACCAGGGAAATTAATTGTATTTGAATCTGATACAATGCATAGGGTTCTACACTATACTGGAACAAGTCCTAGGACTAGTATAAATGTTACAATGTTCTGTGGAGATGATAATGGAAACTAGAGAATGGAAAATTAAACAAGAAATATATCATCGTTTAAATACAGAACACTCTGACGATTTGAACCAAGTTGATATTGTTATTACGGATAATGTTAAAGAAGAAGCTCTTCGTCATTTTTTTGAACGAATTGATGAGTGGATTTACCCAGCAAAAAGTTACTTTGTTGCTTTCTGTTATGCTTATTGGATTAGCAAAGATTTTGGTGAAGATTTTTGGGAACTTCTAAAAGACCCACAATTATTACATCAAAATGATCCTTATTTTAAAACATATGATGAAAATCCAGAGGTCTATGATTTTCTTTTCGACAATATAGACTGGCCCATATCAATGGAAGGTATGGTTCCGGATGTTAGAAATTACTATGAACGGGAATTTTTCTTGGTAAACTAGATAATAATTTGACTAAATACCATATCAATTAAGGAGAATAGTGTGGCCGAATTTGTTGAATTGACCATAGACCAAGGTGCATCTTTCAATACAGTAATTACAGTAAATGATGGTACCGGCGCAGCTCAAAATCTTTATGGTTATGTCGCTAGGTCCCAAATGAGAAAATCATACTATTCCTCAACCAAACACGATTTCGATGTTTCAGTTACTGACGCAAATACTGGTGAAATCACCATGATTATGTCAGCTGCAAACACAACAAACCTAACTCCCGGTCGTTATGTTTATGATGTGGAAATAGATGATGGTGGAGGTGAAATTACTAGAATTTTTGAGGGAGTAATAACTGTCCTTCCAAATGTTACGAGATAAAAAATGTCATCAATAAAAGTAAACGTAAAACCACAAAAAACAACCATATCGTCAGTTACGGTTGCCAGAACAGCTAATTTAGCTTTGCAACAATTAAATAATGTTGAAACGCAAGGTGCATTAGATGGTTATGTTTTGACCTATGAAGAAGGTTCTGGTAAATATGTCATGAAAGAAATACCAAGAATAGACGGTGGAAGTTTCTAAGTGGGAACAGCAATTGTAACAAAGTATTCCACAGCGAATACTACTCCAGAATCAGGTCAACTTTTAGGTGGTGAATTAGCTTATGCTTTTCCTTCTGGAAATTTATTCATAGGAACAGAAGATGGTTCTTATGAAATTATAGGTGGTAGTTATTATACCGACATAATTGATAATGCAACTCCAGATTCTTCACCGGACACTCTAGCTAAAAGAAGCTCGTTAGGTATTCTCGAAGCAACATTATTTGTTTCGACACGGGAAGTTGGTGGTGTAGAAAAACCTGGTTTTTTAGGTAATTTGCATGGTATTGCAAACTCAGCAAATTCTCTTTCTCAGACGATTGATTTAATTTTTGATGGAGATGTTTCTGGCCAAGTAACAACTGATTTTGCTAATGGTGTAACAAGTACACTAACACTAAACACTACAGGTGTTATATCAGGAACTTATGGTGGTTCAACCGTAATTCCAGTAATTACGGTCGATGATAAAGGTAGAATTACGGATGTTACCAATTCTACAATATCAATAGCGTCTCAGGAACAAACAGATTCTGCATATGAGAGTGCCAATGCGGCTTGGGATCACGCTAATGCTGCATTTGATGCTGCAAATAGTAGCACTCCCGAATTCAATCAAACAGCTTATTCTCACGCCAATGCAGCATTTGATTATGCTAATTCTGTTTATACTGTTGCAACAACTCCAGATGCAAGGACAAATAATGCCCTAGCAATAGCATTGAGTGCATATGCTCACGCAAATGCTTCTTTTAATGTAGCAAATACTGATAATTCAACCAGCGACACATTAAACGTAGCTTTTGATGCAGTCAATGCCGCCAGTTCATATGCTAATTCTGGATTTACAATAGCAAATAATGCATATGGGTTAGCATCTTCTTTAACAGATTTAATTATAGCAACTGCAAACGGTCAAGTAGATATTAGGGCCGAACAAAATCGTGTCGAATCAATTTCTCAAGCAGCTTTTAATAGCGCAAATACATTTGAAACAAGAATAGATTCTGCATTTGAAGCTGCCAATTCAAAAGTTGATTCGACTGGTGGTCTTATAGAAGGTGATATTAATGTTACTGGAAATGTAAATGTTCAGAAAAACTTAACAATTTCCGGTAATCTTTCTGTTGCAGGTATTACAACTTATGTAAATACAACTCAGGTAAATATTGGTGATAATATTATCACATTGAATTCTGATTTATTACAATCTGAGTCTCCAAGTGAAAATGCTGGAATTGAAATTGAAAGGGGTTCTTCCGCAAATGTTGGAATCATTTGGAATGAAACGACGGACAAATGGACATTTACTAATGATGGAGCAACTTACAGTTCTATTGGGTCAGCAGCTGCCGAAAGTTATTCTAATGCGGCTTTTATTATTGCAAACAGCGCTTATAACACGGTTGAAAATTTTGGTAGAGATATACAGAACGCTTATAATCATGCAAACGGAGCATCAGTAAGTGTTAATACCACAATTCAAGTTGTGGATCAAGGGTTTGCTTACTTAAATGCACATTTAACTTCTGCATACACAAAAGCAAATACACCTTCAGTTGAAGCAAATGCTGCATACTTACATGCCAATGCAGCTTATGAAGCTGCAAATAGTGTTTCACCAGAATTTAACCAGGCTGCATTTATTCAAGCCAATGCGGCCTTTGACGCACAAAACACAACTGCTGATTATGCTAATAGCGCCTTTACTAAAGCAAATTCTGCTTTAACGAGTGTTGTAGATACAGTTGGAAGAAATTGGACAAATTCTGCATCATTATATGCAAATTCGGCCTACTTGTCTGTTAACATTTCCTCAGGTTATACAAACTCTTCCTATATTAAAGCAAATACTGCAACCATAATTGCTTTAGCTGCTTTTGCAAAAGCAAATACTATTATCGATTTGGCAACTGGTGAATCTGCTTGGAATCATGCCAATTCTTCATATGAACATGTTAATGCTGCATATACTTTTGCAAACACGTTATCATCAGCATCAATAGACTTTTTCGCCAGACCTCAAGCCAACGCTGCTTATCATCACGCCAACAGTTCATATGATTTAGCGAATACTAAATTTGCTTCTGCTGGCGGCACTATTTCAGGTGATGTTACAATTTCTGGTAGTTTGACCGTTTCGAGTGCGAGTGGTTCTGTAAGAGTTCAAGTTCCAACTTTGAGTGTTCAAGATAATATTATTGATTTGGCATCTGAAACGGTAGGAACACCAGTAAACCCAGCTGGTATTAGAGTTGTTCGTGGTGATGAAAATGCCGTTCAATTCCGTTGGAATGAATTAATAGACAAATGGACATTCACCAATGACGGCACAAATTACAGCACAGTTGGTTCAGCTGCAGCAGAAGTTTATGCCAATTCAGCATATACAAAAGCCAATGCGGCTTACACCAGTCAGAACACTACTGGTGCATATGCCAATTCTGCATACTTACATGCTAATGCTGCTTATGTAAGTCAAAATACCACTGGAGATTATGCTAATAGTGCTTATGCACATGCCAATACAAAGTTTGCTTCTGCTGGTGGCACCATTGATGGTGATGTTCAGATTAGTGGTAATTTGACTATTGCTGGTAACACAATTTATGCGGCAACAGAAACTGTCTTAATTGATGATAATATTATCACATTAAATGCATCAATTAATCAATTTGCAACTCCAACATTCAATGCTGGTTTTGAAATCGATAGAGGTTCTTCTGCAAATGTCAGTTTGATATGGAACGAAGAAGTTGATAATTGGCAGTATACTGTAGACGGTACAAATTTTGTTAACGTTTCCTCAGCTGCGGCAGAATCGTATGCGAATGGTGCCTTCTTAGCACAAAATACAACAGGTTCATATGCCAATAGTGCTTATGGTCATGCAAATACTGCATATGTTGTTGGCGTTACGTCTGGTGCATACGCCAATGCAGCTTATGCATTAGCTAATACCCTTGTATTGTCCGCTGAAGATTTATATGCAAGGCCTCATGTTAATGTAGCCTACTTACATGCCAATTCCGCATATCAGAGTCAGAATTTAACTGGCAACTATGCTAATTCAGCCTACTTACATGCAAACTCAGCTTACATAAGTCAAAACACTACTGGTGCATATGCTAATGCTGGGTATGAAAAAACAAATACTGCATATGAAATTGCAAGTGCTGCTTCTTCTTATGCCAATGGTGCTTTCATTTCGGCAAACACAGCAGACCAAAAAGCGTTGTCTGCTGGAACATTTGCAAACGCAGCTTACAGTCAAGCTAATACTGCAACTTCAAGTGCAACTGATGCCGCTGATAGAGCAGTAAGTGCTGGTTCATATGCTAATGGTGCATTTGTCAGTTCAAACACCGCAACACAATACGCACAAGCAGCTGGTTCATTTGGTAACTCCGCTTACGTACAAGCAAATACGGCTACGACTAATGCTGGTATTGCTGACCAAAAAGGAGTAAGTGCTGGAGATTATGCCAATAGTGCTTATACATTGGCAAATACGAAGGTCTCATCGTCTGGTGGAACAATTAATGGTGATATTACGATTTCAGGTAATGTTACTGTAGATGGAAATACAGCATGGTTTAGTGTGCCACACTTTGTGGTTCAAGACGGTATACTTGAAGTTAATTATGAACAAATCGGCAGTTCTCCAGTAGAAAATGCTGGTCTGAGAGCAATGCGTGGAGACTTAAACCCAGTATCATTACTCTGGAACGAATCCACAGACAAGTGGACGTTCTCAAATGACGGTCTAAACTATAGTAACATTGGTTCTGCTGCAAGTGAATCCTATGCGAATGGAGCGTTTGAGTCTCAAAACACAACAGGCATTTATGCCAACTCAGCCTTTGAACAGGCAAATATTGCTTTAACTACTGGTGGTGTAATTACTGGTGGGTATGCAAACGCCGCTTTTGAAACTGCAAATTCGGCAAGCAATTATGCGAATGGCGCTTTCACATTTGCCAATACTAGGTTTGCCTCGGCTGGCGGCACAATTTCTGGCGATACGTATATTCAAGGTAGGTTGACAATTAATGGTCAATTGAATTCACACACACCAATTATTCAATTAAATTCCGATATTGACCAAGATGCATCTCCAACCGAAAATGCTGGACTAAGAGTTGATAGGGGCATCTCACCAAACGTAAGCATACTGTGGAATGAAGGTGATGACAAGTGGTCTTTCTCAAACGATGGTTCAATCTACAGTAACATTGGTTCTGCTGCATCTGAAGTTTATGCCAATGCAGCTTTTGATAGAGCTAATTCTGCTTTACAAACTGCTACATCGGCCGATTCATATTCAAATAGCGCTTTCTTACATGCAAACTCAGCTTATATTCACGCTAATGCAGCTTACATAAGTCAAAACACTACTGGTGATTATGCTAATGCGGCTTTTGATGCGGCAAATACAAAACTGACAGCTAGTGGTGGTACTGTTGAAGGTGATTTGATAATTACAGGCAACTTAACCGTCACCGGTAATACAACTACATATGATGTTGAGAACTTAGCAATTGAAGATAGTATGATTTATCTCAATGCTAACAATACTATTGCAAACCCAGATTTAGGATTTGCTGGTAATTACAATGACGGCACATATGCTCATGCTGGTTTGTTTAGGGATGCTTCAGATTATGGAACATGGAAATTTTATTACAATTATGAACCGGAACCAGATGCATCTCCTTACATAGATGTTTCTCATTCATCATTCAGAATTGCAAATTTGACAGCGAATTTGATAACCAACGTTGCACAAATCAGAGGGTATGACCCAATCAATCATGCAAATAGTGTTTATAGTCATGCTAATAATGCATATGCGGCAGCAAATACGGCTTTAGCGGATGCTCTGGCATTCGCCATTGCATTAGGATAAATATCATTTATTGAGGTAATAAATGGCAAATACATTTAAAAATAATTTTCAACAAAATATAGGCACAACACCAACGACGGTTTATACTGCTGGTACAGGAATTCAAGCAACTGTTATTGGAATGACTGTTTCTAATACATCAGCAGTAACAATTAAAGCTAGTGTTTTTGTAAATTCTTCCGGTACGGATTATTACTTGGTTAAAAATGCTACAATTGAACCAGGTAGTGCTTTAGTTCCTGTTGGTGGAGACCAAAAGTTGGTATTAGAAGCTAGTGATTTTCTAAGGGTCGTATCAGACACATCAGGTGCAATAGATGTAATCGTCAGCGTACTGGAAATATCATAACATGTCATATTCTTATATCGGTAATCAGGCTAATAAAGTTCAAGCTGACGCCAATACAGCGCACCTTACCGCCAATGCAGCAAGTAGTTATTCCAATTCAGCATACCTACACGCCAATTCATCTTTTGATGCCGCAAATGCCGCTTTATTAGCCGGCAGCACAATTTCTGGTGGTTATGCCAATTCAGCTTTTGCGGCCGCAAATACGGCTGACCAAAAGGCAGTATCTGGTGGTGATTATGCTAATGGTGCTTTTATTGCAGCCAACGTAATTACTTTAGCGGTTACGGCTGCAAGCAGTTATGCCAATGGGGCTTTTGCTACGGCAAATGCTGCTTTACCAAAATCTGGTGGAACAGTTACAGGTGCTTTGACAGTACAAGGTGAACTGAAGTTAGAAACACCGATACTAAATTTAAATTCTGATTTAGGACAATTTTCAAACCCAACTGATAATGCTGGACTTAAAGTCGAAAGAGGTCTGTCAACTGATGTTTCAATACTTTGGGATGAAACAAATGATAAATGGATTTTTACAAATGATGGAAGCGCTTATTCTGTCATAGCATCTGCCGCCGCTGAAGCCTATGCTAATGGAGCTTATAGTAAAGCAAATACGGCTACGACTAATGCTGGTATTGCTGACCAAAAAGGAGTAAGTGCTGGAGATTATGCCAATAGTGCATTTGTTAGTTCAAATACAGTAGGTCTTTATGCTAATTCTGCTTACTTAGCCGCAAATACGGCTGACCAAAAGGCAGTATCTGGTGGTGATTATGCTAATGGTGCTTTTAGTAAATCAAATACGGCTTTTGTTGATGCTGCAGCAGCTAGTTCATATGCAAATAGTGCTTTTGTTAAAGCAAACGGAATTACAAGTTCAGCTGATTCGGCCAGTTCATATGCCAACGGC